TTCACGGGCCACTATCACCACCGTTCTACTGTGGATAATATTCATTATATTGGCGCTCTATGTGAGCATATCTGGTCTGATTTTAATGATCCTAGAGGGTTTGTGGTTTTTGATACGGAGACCCGAACTGTGGATTTTCATCGTAATCCTTTTCGCATTTTTCATATGGTCGCATACGATGATATGAAGAATCCAAACATCATTGAGAATATCAATGCTACTGATTATTCCAGATATAAGGACTGCTACGTTAAGATCGTGTGTGTGAACAAGACTAATCCATATGCTTTTGATATGCTGTTAGATAAGTTATACAAGGAACAACCAGCAGATATTTCTATTGTTGAAGATGTTAACTCTTTCACGGACAATAACATTGACGAACTGGTAGACGAAGCACAAGACACTCTTACCATTCTAGACAACTATATTCAAGGCTTGACTTTGCCTGTAGAACCTGATAAGATGAAACATTACATGCGTGAAATCTATTCGGAAGCAATCTCATTGGAGAACATAGAATAATGCACCCTGATTATATGCACATTGGCGCAGCAGATGATTGTCTGATTGAAGAAATGTCCGAACTCACAAAGGAACTCTGTAAGGTCAAGCGTTTCGGTATGAGTGATAAGAGCAGAGAGAATATTATTCTTGAGATTGGTGATGTTGAATATCGTCTCAAGGAATACAAGCAACTATTGGGTATACCGTGATAACATTTGAAGTTATTAGATGGAAAAATCTACTGTCTACTGGTAATGCTTGGACAGAGATTGAACTAAACGCTAACAAAACTAATCTGATTATCGGACAAAATGGGCATGGCAAGTCAACTATTCTTGATGCGCTCACTTTCGTATTGTTTGGTAAGCCGTTTCGTAAGATCAATAAGCCATCGCTAGTGAATAGTGTAAACGGTAAAGACTGTAGAGTAGAGATAGAATTTGGCGCATACGGAAAGAAGTATAAGATTTTCCGTGGTATCAAACCAAACATCTTTGAAATCTACGTTGATGGTATGCTTCTCAATCAGGATTCGGCATCTAGAGACTATCAAGAATACTTAGAGAAGTTCATTCTTAAGATGAACATGAAGTCTTTTTGCCAGATCGTTATTCTTGGTTCAGCTTCATTTACTCCGTTCATGCAGTTGACTCCTGCTGATCGTAGAACCATCATTGAAGACCTGCTAGACATTCAAATCTTCTCTATCATGAATCTTTTGGTAAAGCAACGTTTTCAAGAAAATAAAGAAAACTTGGATCTAAATCGTCTCTCGCTGAAGTCTAACGAAGAGAAGAAAGATTATGTTGACCGCACATTAAAGAACCTCAAGCAAAACAGCGATGATCGCTTGGATGAATTGAATAGTCAGTATAATGATTTTGCCAGTCAGAAGACCGATCTTTTAAATAAAGTCAAGAAACTGGCCGACGAGAAAGAAAAGCTTGTGGACGAGATAACTGATATCTCAACTCTAAAGCAGACTTATGAAATGGCCATTAGGCAGATTGCATCCTGGGACAGTGAAGCAAAGCGTCTTGATAAACACAAAGAGTTTCTAAAGAGTTCTGATCAATGCCCAACATGCAACCAGCATATTGATGAAGACTTTCGCAATAAAGAGGTCTTAAGTATTGGTGATGAGATTATGATTATCTCTAAAAATGCCACAGGTATGGAAATAGATGTGAATGGTATCTTATCTCAGATAAATGATAGGGAACAAAAGTCTAAGCGCATTCAATCCATCAATTCTGAAATCAAAGCCGATAAGCAGACTATGATGCATATCGTATCTACAATGAATAACATTGAAGATAACATTGATAAGATCAAGAATGCTGATATTTTGGTGCAAGACAGTGAAGAAGAACTAGCTAAGACAATCAAAGAGATTGAACGAATGGCAGGTTCTGTTCAACATAGATTAAATGAAAAAGTAATGATTGATACTGCTGCGGCCCTTCTTAGAGATGGCGGTATAAAAACTAAGATAATAAAGCAATACGTTCCAATTATCAATAAGCTAGTAAACAAGTACCTAGATAGAATGGGTTTCTTTGTCAACTTCAACATTGACGAGAACTTCAATGAGGTAATCAAGTCTCGGTATCGTGACGAATTTTCTTATGCCAATTTCTCAGAAGGCGAGAAAACGAGAATTGACCTTGCTCTACTTTTCACTTGGCGTTCCATTGCCAAAATGAAGAACAGCGTAAATACCAATCTGCTGATATTGGATGAAATCCTTGATGGAAGTCTTGATGCTAATGGTACTGATGAGTTTTTAAAGATAATTCAGACCTTGACAGACGATACAAATACATATATAATATCACACAAGACGGATGCCATTGCCGACAAGTTCGACAAGACATATCGTTTCGAGAAGGTTCGTAATTTTAGCAGGTTGGTATAATGCAAGTAAGAGTATCTGAAGATGGTTATCTACTCTCTAAAGAGTTCCACAAAGACTGTTTAGTGAGAGATATAGACTGGCGTGCCTTGAACATTACCAAAGAGTACATCAACGAACAGTCCAAGTTGAAGCTGACTTGGAATGATCCTAAGTTGGACTTCGATGACAAGCGCATTCGTCCTAAAGATGATGATCAGGAAGCGATGGACAGATTCTACATAACAGAACTGTGTCTGCCATATAACCCACCGCCAGATGATCGTGATCAATTTGCGTATTATAGCGCCCTTGGTCCCTTGTGTGGTGATGCCGGGTATGTTAGAATACGTGATGGCTTCGTATGGGGTCGAAAGATGGTAATTAGAGCATGACAGACGAAATCGAAGATGTGAAGCACGATCCGCACCTAGAGTCACAGTGGAAGGCATGGATAGCTGGTGATCCGCTGTCTGAAATTCCTAATGTGACCGATGATGAGGTACGTGACGCCATCATTAGAGACTTGTCCAACGTCTGTAAGATGACTGTTGGTGAATATACTTTGTACCAGAAGTGGTGTGAAGTTCACGAAAAGTATCCGACCCAAACAGTTTCAACATTGTTCGGCGATGAGGTTCAAATGAAGGACCTTGATAAGGGTGAATGGATCAAGCAGACAAAAGAAAACGTTTGGTATCCTGAATCTGTTGATGACTATATGAATCTTGAACCTGTTATGGTCTATACCAAAGAAGCTGAGTTATCTGAAACATGGAACATGATCCGTAACTTTACTTCAACCATGAAGAATAACTCTAACATCGGTCGTAATCTTAACTATCTGGTTATGGATAATAAGAGCGGTAAGTATCTCGGCCTGATCTGCATTTCATCCGACTTCCTTGACCTCACACCCAGAGACAAGTTTATCGGTTGGGAAAGAACAAAGAAGACACAAGGGCATATGATCAACTATACTGCAATCGGTTCTACTATTGTGCCGTTGCAGCCTCTTGGTTATAACTATGTTGGCGGTAAGCTGCTGGCCCTTCTCTGTTTATCCGATGAAGTTCAGATGCAATGGAAGAGACAGTATGGTGACGTTCTTGCTGGCGTGACCACCACTTCACTCTATGGTAAAGATAAAGCTGGCGGACTTTCACAATATGATAATCTGAAGCATTGGAAAAAGATGGGTTTCTCTTCTGGTTCTGTTTCATATGAATGTACAAAGCCAACCATTAAGCTACTACTTAACTGGCTCGCAAAGAACCATACACGAAAGTTCTTTGAATGGTATGGCGCAACAAAGTCCTCAGGTCAGCCATATAAGCGTGACCATCGTAATCGTTCTTATACATTTACCTATTCAAAGCTTGGTATTCCGAAAGACCTAATAAAGTCTGCCCATCATAGAGGTATCTATTTTAGTCCACTATATAATAACACTTGCGAATTTCTGAGAGGCGATATTACCGAAGATAAACTGGTGAAGTCATTTGATACCTCATATGATGCATTGACTACTCTTTGGAAAGAAAAGTATGCCGCAAAACGAATTAAGTCGCTGAAAGAACAAGGTCGTGTTTCTACCGAACGCCTGTTCTATGATGACCTAATCTATCTTGATTGGGAAGAAACTAAATCAAAGTATCTATCTCAAGTGGGCCGCTAATGGATTACACCGAAGAAAACTTAAACATAGTTATTGGTTCGATTCGGCGTAATCTATCTATTGATCTTCTCCCAAAGAAGATGCAAGTCAGAAACATTAAAGGCGGTAGCAATGGTACTTATGGTCATTGTCACACCGCCTCTGGTGTTATATACAAGATATTCAGCCCAAAGAATGTCCATATGTATCGAGCATTAGATGATGAAGGACTTTATCACTGGTGGATAGTAGATAAGAATGGTAAAATTATTGATCCTACTTCTGAGCAATACACGCTACTCGGAAGAGTTGCGCCATACTCTAGCGGAAGCAAGTCCAGCTTGCTCGGTTTTGAATACCGGAAACGGGTAAACATTCTACTGGACCGTGTAGTTTTAGATATTGATCCTGGCTATGTTCCATACGCATAGCAGGTATGCATAATCTCACATTGTAAAACAGGGTTGCAATCACTATATCCAGTACATGATGATATTGACCCTCACTGAAAAGCAAGCCGCTCTCCTGTCTCATGCGATAGTTGAGTTCCAAGACACCATGCATCGCCAGTCGTTTGAAGACGAAACGATTGACGAAAGCTGCATTTCTGAATTGCAGAATCTTGTTGATCAGATTATTGACCAGACCAAAGTTGAAGTCTTGGTTGATATTTCTCCCGATTATTTCACTGTTCATCCCGGCATAGGGATGAAGTATAGGCTTGACTCGCCCAGCGATTCAGTCTATCCTATGTCTATAGTTTTGAGGAAGATTTATGGAAGTTTCACACGATAACAATTCGACTAGCCAGCTTGCAAAGCTGCTGGCTATGGAAAACATTACTGTTAAGCATTCCGCTCAGGCCAAGACCGCTTGGTTTGACGTAAAGAATCGTATTCTAATGCTCCCTGTCTGGCGTGAGATGACGCTTGACCTGAGGGACATGCTGGTCGTCCATGAGGTGGGTCATGCTCTTGACACTCCTCCTGACGGCTGGCTTGACGCAATTAAGGACATTGCGACCCGTGTCATGGGTACTGCTTCTAATCGTGCTATGGGTGCGGTCAAGGGCTTCCTTAACGTGGTAGAAGATGCTCGAATCGATAAGCGTCAAAAGCGCCGTTTCCCCGGTGCCCGCCGTAACTATGTGAAGGGTTATCAGGAACTCATTGAAAAGGATTTCTTTGGCACTAAGACCAAGGATATTAACTCAATGATCTTTATCGACCGCTTGAATATTTACTTCAAGGGCGGCGCCATGCTCGGCATCAAGTTTACGCCTGAAGAAAAGGTGATGCTTGCTAAGGTTGAAGCTGCTGAAACTTTTGATGAAGTTCTGGCCCTGACCGAAGAAATCTTCCGTTGGTCTAAGGAACATATGCAGGACACCCCTGAGACTGAAAAGGGTGATGATTTCCGCTATGAAGATTCCGAAGACGGCGATGAATACGACGATTCGGATGACTACGAGGATTCTGATGAGGACGAGGAGGAGGAAGAAACCTCTGGTAAGTCTTCTAAGAAGTCCGAGCAGGATGATGAAGACAAGGAAGATGAAGACGGCGAATCTGATGATGACGGCGAGTCTTCTGATGGCGATGATGAAAATACCGACAAGGAATTCGATAAGGATCCTATCGATATGGGTGCTAAGGATGAAGACAAGGTTCCCGAATCTGAGACTGAAAAGGCTTGGCAGGAACGTCAGAATGATCTGGTTATGGATTCTGACGAGGAATATATCTACGTGAAGATTCCTCGCCCGATCAACTATGACAAGGTCGTTAATGACTACAAGGTCGTCCTTGCTGACCAGCGTTCATGCCTCGGCAATTACTGGAATCAGGAATGGCTTTCGGTTGTTCGTGCTGACCTGCAAAAGTTCAAGTCGGCTGAAAAGAATTCAATCTCCTTCATGGTGAAGGAATTTGAAATGCGTAAGTCTGCTGATGAATATTCACGCACCAGCATTGCTAAGACGGGTATGCTTGATACGAATAAGCTTCACTCTTATCGGTACAATGATGACTTGTTCCGCCGTATCACTACGGTTGCGTCTGGTAAGAATCACGGCTTTGTCATGTTCATTGACTGGTCTGGTTCTATGAATAGCCATCTGCAAAAGACTGTAAAGCAGCTTATTTCGCTGACCATGTTCTGTAAGCAGGTTCAGATTCCTTTCGAGGTCTACTCGTTCCGTTCAATTATCTCTTGGGATGTTGACAATGGCCGTGTTGGTCAAGAGGAACGTCTGTTCTCTTCCAACGAAGGTGATCTGGATTTCGACAATTTTATTGCTCGTAATCTGCTTTCATCTCGGATGAATGTGGCTGAGTTCAATGATGCCGTCTTCGCCCTTTATGTTATGGGTTGCGGCGGATCGATTAAGTGTGACGGTCTAATGTCCACTCCTCTTAATGAGTGTATTGGCACGGCTGACCTCATTGTGAATAAGTTTAAGGCTCGGTCAAAGGTTCAGATTGTTAACACAATTTTCCTGACTGACGGCGCATCTGATCCGATTGGCACTATTCACAAGATCAACACCTACGGCATCAAAAAGAAGAAGTATATTCTTCAGGACGAAATCACTAAAAAGTCTTATGACATTCGTGCTGATAAGACCGCTGTAGACCGCAGCTATTGGGCCGTGCGTGATCCTTATTCTTACAATAAGGTAATGACGCCGCTGCTCCTGAAGGTTCTAAAGGATCGTGTAGGCGGCAATCTTCTCGGCTTCTTTATCTCTTCCGATGGCTTCAAGCGAAACTATGACGAGCTTAACGGCCAGTATGGAAAAGTTTATGATAAGGCTAAGGAAGATTGGACTTCAAGCGGATTCTTCGGTGTGACCTCTGCGGGATATGATGAATACTATATCCTTGACGCCAAAAAGCTTGACGTTACCACCGGCAATCTTGCTGTTGATTCGTCAATGACCAAGAACAAGATTGCTAAGGAATTCATCAAGTTTTCCGAAAAGAAGTCGGTTTCCCGAGTTCTACTCTCACGGTTTGTCAAGCGGATTGCTGCTTGACATTCCACTCTATATAGTTTATAATCCTACCATAAATTGAAACAAGGAAACAAAATGTCTAAGGCTCTCGACCGCAATACGTTCCTCAGCGCCGTTGCTAAGGAATATGGTGATATCTCCACCATCACCCGTCAGGAAATTCTGCATGTTTGCGCTAAGTATAATCTAAAGCGGCCTGTGTGGTTGACTAAGGATGAAGCCCGCCGTGTTGGTCGTGGTCAGTACTCTCTGACTGACGGCGCTTCGGCTATCGCTCCTAAGTCTAAGCGTAAGACGGCTGATATCGCTTCAACGGTTCCCGTTGTTCAGATGGATGACGCTGTTGCTTCGCAGATGGCGATGGCCGCTGCTGCGGTTGTTCCGCTTCACTCGGTTGAAAACCGTGGTATTGACCTGGTGCCGAATAAGGCTAAGGGTTACGTGCCGTTCGGTCACTTCAATGATGTTCGCACAATCATTAAGTCTGGTAAGTTTTATCCGACCTATGTGACTGGTCTTTCTGGTAACGGTAAGACCATGATGATTGAACAGATTGCGGCTCAGGAAGGTCGTGAGCTTGTTCGTGCTAACATCACCAAGGAAACTGATGAAGATGACCTGATCGGCGGTTTCCGACTGGCTGATGGTAAGACTGTCTGGCAGAACGGCCCGGTTATCGTTGCGATGGAACGTGGTGCAATTCTGCTCCTTGATGAAGTTGACCTTGGCGATGCCAAGCTTATGTGTCTTCAGCCTGTTCTTGAAGGTAAGCCGATCTATCTCAAGAAGATTAATCGTGTGATCACTCCCGCACCCGGCTTCAACATCCTTGCTACGGCTAACACCAAGGGTAAGGGTTCTGATGACGGCCGCTTCATTGGCACCAACGTGATGAATGAAGCTTTCCTTGAGCGTTTCTCTATCACGTTTGAGCAGGAATATCCGCCGCTCAAGACCGAAGCTAAGATCCTGAACAATGTTCTCGGTGCTTCTGGCATTGAAGACAAGGACTTTGCCGATAAGCTGGTCAACTGGGCGGATATGATCCGTAAGGCGTTCTATGATGGTGCGGTTTCCGATATCATCTCGACTCGTCGTCTGGTTCACATTTGCGAAGCCTTCGCCATTTTCGGTCGTGACCGTGAAAAGGCAATCAAGCTCTGTCTGAACCGCTTTGATGTTGATACTAAGAACGGTTTTATGGACCTCTACATGAAGCTTGACGAAACTATCAACCCGAAGCCTGTTGCTGATGAAGCGAAGGTTAAAGATGAAGAAGTTGCTTTTTAACTTGACATTGGGCTAAATGCCCTCTATAATAGTCAGACAGTGGAAAGAACCACACATTGTCTGACTATTTTTTCACATAGTGGTTCGTAATATATTATGGAGTTTTTGAATGTCTCAGTTGTCTAAGGTTGCTAAGGTTCTTCGTCAGAATAACAAGGGTGCAGGTATTACTATTGCCCAGATCACTCGTCTGACAGGTGTTCCTAAGTCTAGCGTTAGCAAGCGTGTGTATGATCTACGCACCCTTGAAGGCAAGACCATCTATAGCAACTACCGTAACGTTAACGGTAAGCGCAAGATGTACTATCGTTTTGCTGCCTAATTTTTAACAATTTCAAGAGGGATGAATACTATATACTGGTGTTCTTCCCTCTTTTTCATTATGGAGTTTTATTATGCAGTTACAGGTAAAAGTTGAAGACCTAAGAAAGTGTAAATTATTCATTGCAACACCTATGTATGGTGGTCAGTGTCACGGTATGAATTCAAAGGCGGCTCTGGACTTACAGGGCCTTTGTTTGCAATATGGTATTGATGTTCGCTTTTCATTTCTATTCAACGAATCTCTAATCACTAGAGCCAGAAATTATCTTGTTGATGAATTCTTGCGTTCTGGTTTTACTCATCTACTTTTTATCGACTCAGATATTTGTTTCGATCCTCAAGATGTTCTAGCTCTCATTGCACTGGATAAGGATGTTATTGGTGCACCGTATCCAAAAAAGTCTATTAACTGGCGAAATATCGCCCTATCTCTAACTAAGAACCCAGCCACTGCTGCCGGTGAACTTGAAGCATTAGCAGGTGATTATGTTTTTAATCCAGTTCCAGGCACTAAATCATTTCGTGTAACTGAACCTCTTGAAGTTATGGAAATTGGTACTGGTTACATGCTGGTCAAACGTGAAGTTTTCGATAAGTTTAAGGAAGCTTATCCGAAGCTGAACTATAAGCCAGATCACGTTGGTCAGGCTAACTTTGACGGCTCACGTTATATTCATGCATACTTTGATACTGTCATCGATAATGATTATACATTTGATGATGTTCATCGTGTGATGGAGAAAGCTGCAAATGGTGAAGATGTTAAGGAAGATTTTGCCAAACTTCTTGAAATTGAAAAGACCGCTTCACACCGATATCTCTCAGAAGATTATATGTTCTGTCAGTATTGGAGAAAGATCGGCGGTTCAATTTGGCTTTGCCCTTGGATGAAGACAACTCATATGGGAACATACGCATTCCAAGGCAACATGCCGAAGATTGCAGAACTCACAGGAAATCTATAATATGATTATAGGTATTGTAGGGTTTATTGGTTCGGGTAAAGGTACTGCTGCTGATATCCTTGTAAGTAAGCATGGCTTCACAAAGCTTTCGTTTGCTGATGCAGTAAAAGACGCAACGGCTGCCATCTTCGGATGGCAGCGGTCTCTCCTTGAAGGTGATACTGAAGAGAGCAGAGAGTTTCGTGAACAGAATGACGAATGGTGGGCAACTAAGTTTGGATGCAAAAGTTTCACACCTCGTCTTGCTCTACAAATGATGGGCACTGAAGCTGGTCGTAATGTGTTTCATAAGGACTTATGGATTTACGCACTAGAGCGTAAGATGGCAATGTATCCTAATGTTGTCATTGCAGATGTTCGATTTCCAAATGAGATTGATTTTATCAAGAGCAAAGGCGGCTTCGTTGTTCGTGTTTGCCGTGGTACAGATCCTGAATGGTATGAAGATGCCGTTCGTGCTAATAGAGAAAAGAATACCGACTTAATGACTGACCATCCTGTCCACTATTCGGAATGGGCATGGGCAGGTGAGATTATGGATTATCAGTTAGAAAATATTGGAGCTATTTCCATGCTTGAAGCTGATATCGGCCACATGCTAAAAGTTTTTTCTGGTCCAATCGTCAAAAACGAAACTGCGTGATATAAAATGAAAAAATATTAGAATGTAAGAAAATCTTGCAATTCTTAAAGATCGCTGCTATAATAACAATCTATTCTATATTATGAGGTAAATAAATGAAGTTTAGTGAGAACACTCTAAACGTACTGAAGAACTTTTCGGCAATCAATTCTGGTCTTGTCCTTCAAAAGGGTAATGTCCAGAAGACCATGTCTCCTGAGAAATCTATTCTCGTTGAGGCCGAATTTGACGATACAATGCCAGAGCAATTTGGCGTTTACGATCTTAACCAGTTTCTTGGAAATATCACCACATTGGAAAATCCAGAACTGTCTTTCACCAATAATGCCGTAATGATGGATGCTGGTGATATTACTTTGAGCTATTATTCCTGCTCACCCAATCTTATTGTATCTCCTCCTGATAAGGAACTGAAGCTAAAGCAGGTTGATGTTAGCTTCACTCTTACCAATGCCGTTCTTTCAAAGCTACTCAAGTTGGCTGCGATGAACAACCTTACCAATCTTTCGATTGTTGGTAAGAACGGCGAGATTCGCCTTCAGACACATGAGAAGGCGAATGATACTTCCAATCATGCATCGTTCAAGTTGAATGATTATGCAGGTGATGATTTCGTCGGTTCTTTCAAGGTCGATAACATCAAGCTTATCACCGGCGATTATGATGTAGAAATCCAGCTTGGTGCATTTGCTAAGTTTGTACTGAAGACTGGTTCACTCAAGGATAAGATCAAGTATTTCATCGCAATGGAGAGCAAGTAATATGGCTGGTATCGGACACAATAAGCCTTTTGTTAGTATCAATTCACTAACTGAGCAGCAGAAGACAGACTTGAAGAATACTATTAGTCAGTTGAATGATAGTATGACCAGAGCCGCAGCAGAAAGAGATTTTCAGAAAGAAGCTCTTAATGAAGCTAATGATAAAACTGGTGTAGATAAGAAGATCATTCGCCGTATGGCTAAAGTCTACTACAAGGCTAATTATTCTGAAGAGCAGGAAGATAATCGTCAGTTCGAAGAATTCTATGACGCTGTGATGAAGTAATGGAAGCTAATAACGCCATATACTTTGTTAATGCTGGCCAACATCAAGTGTTCACAACACCGAAATCTTCTGATTGGCAATGTCATTTGTTTGGCTCTGAAAGAGGCATTGTTTACACTCCTCTTAAAGGTAGTGAACCCAATTGTTTCCATCGAAAGATGCAGGAACTTTGCTTCGGTGTTAAATGGAAAAAGGTAAAGTAATGTCTGAATTTCTATGGGTGGAACGATACCGTCCACATACTGTTGCTGACTGCATTCTTCCAGATCGTTTGAAGAAGACGTTTCAAGAATATGTGGATTCAAATAACATTCCAAATCTCATGCTTACTGGCTCGGCTGGTGTGGGTAAAACCACAGTGGCCGCAGCTATGTGTGAAGAGATTGGTATCAATCATCTCTTTATTAACTCTTCTGAGGAACGTGGTATTGATATGCTGCGAACCAAGATCAAGGGTTATGCATCTACTGTATCATTGACTGGTGGTCGTAAGGTTATCATTCTAGATGAGGCTGATTATCTTACACCTGAAGCTCAGGCGGGCCTGCGAGGTGCAATCGAAGAGTTCTCAGAGAATTGCACTTTCATCTTTACCTGCAACTTCAAGTCTCGCCTAATTGAAGCTTTACATTCTCGTTGTTCTGTTGTAGATTTTACATTGAAGAACGATGAGAAGGCAAAGATGGCCATGCAGTTGATGAAACGCATGGAAAATATTCTAACTCAAGAAAGTGTGATATATGATAAAGCCGTTCTTGCAAAGATTATTGAGAAGTATTTCCCCGACTATCGCCGTACTCTTAATGAGCTACAGCGTTTTAGTGGGAGCGGTTCTCTTGATGCTGGCATTGTCGCTCAGTTATCCGATGTTAGAAAGATTGCAGATTTGGTTAAGCACTTAAAGGATAAGAGCTTTGGTGATATGCGGAAGTGGTGTGTATCCAATTCTGACATTGAGCCGGCTCGTATCTATCGTAAGATTTATGATAGCTTGTATGAGTACTTTAAACCTGATAGCATTCCTCAGGCGGTTGTTATCATCTCAAAGTATCAATATCAGGCTTCATTTGTCGCTGATCAAGAGATTAATCTGGTTGCTTGTCTGACCGAGTTGATGGTAGATTGTGAATATGTCTGATCTTTTCAAAGATATCATACCTTCAATCCAACACACTAAGAAGATAGTAGTAACTACTGAGAACGAGCGGGACTATGTTCCGTTCGTTGTTAATCGTTCCATTTCTTTTCATCTTGATATGGTCATGGCGGCTAATCAGATGAATATGATGCCCTCGGCCGATGGTCTTTTGCAATACCATTATTTGCTAAATACCGTGAGGTCATATAAAAGACCTTTTCAGAAGTGGCAAAAGAGAGAGGATGACACCAATCTTGAGGTCATCAAAGAATGCTACGGCTATTCCAATGAAAAGGCAAAAGAGGCTCTAAACGTGCTTACAAGTGACCAACTTAATGAGATTAAAAAGAAGTTGAACAAAGGCGGTCTTAATGATAAACCTAGCAGAATTAATAGAGGTAACACTCCCAAATCCTGATAATTTTTTAAAGGTGCGTGAAACACTCTCTCGTATTGGAGTAGCCTCAAAGAAAGATAAGACATTATATCAGTCTTGCCATATTCTGCATAAGCAGGGTAAATATTATATAGTGCATTTTAAACAATTATTTTTACTAGATGGGAAACAATCAGATTTTAATGAAGATGATAAATCTCGTCTAAACACCATCGCCAATCTTTTACATGAATGGGAGTTGGTAGATTTGATAAATGAAGAAAAGAGTGCCGATCTAGTAGCACCTCTATCGCAGATAAAGATTATCTCTCACAAAGAGAAGACAGATTGGAACCTTGTAGCTAAATATAATATAGGGAAAAAACGTCCCGAATAATGGAGTTTATCATGAATAGATTGAACGTTTATAAGACACATCCTGAAATCATTTTACCAAAATTTGCGACAAAACAAGCTGCTTGTTTCGATATCTCATTTCAAGCATCAGATAAGAATTTATATAGTGGATATAATAAGGTGAATGCGCCATTTAATAGATCACTATCAGATGGTCGTATTCGCATTATGCCTGGTGATCGTATTCTTGTTCCTACTGGTTTAATCTTTGATATTTCTGAAGGATATTCGGTTCGTATTCATCCTCGATCAGGATTATCTTACAAGCAAGGTATCATTTTAGCAAATCTTGAAGCTGTTATTGATTCAGATTACATTCAAGAAACATTTATACTTCTCACCAATAATTCAGAAGTAGATTTTACCATTGAACATGGTGATCGTATCGCTCAGGCTGAACTTGTAAAGAAGGAAGAATATGTACTCTGGGAAATTTTTGATGCTCCAACTCAGAAGACAGATCGCACTGGTGGTTTAGGTTCAACTGGTGTTTCAACACAACTAACGACAACTACTATTACAAAGCTTGATCCAAATGTACAGGTTTCTACTACAGAACACCCAATCAAGCGTGGTCCAGGAAGACCAAAAAAGGTAGCGTAATGCCACACAAGTTTGTTATCAAGAGAAATGGTATACTGGAAACATACACTGAGTATGCAGATATACCAAATGATTTTGAACATGTTATCGAATTCAATGTAGAGGTACCACCAGATCCTCATACTGAAGAACAACATGAAGAAATTGAAAAATGGAATGATAAATTACAAGCTCTAATGAAAATAGAGAGGGAAAATGCCAGCAGCAACAAGAATAGGTGATGCAGATGTGGCTCATTGTTCAGGAATGACAAGGGCTGAAGGATCGCCAAATGTTTTCGTTAATGGTATACCTTGGTCGAGGCAGGGCGATGTGAACACTGTACATTTGAAACCGCCTTTCATTCCAGTATGTCTACCCCATTCAGCTCCAATAGAAGTAGGTTCACCAACCGTTTTTGTCAATGGTATGGGCGCCGGCAGAATAGGAGATGCTATATCAGGCTGCACCTCTGTCGCTGCTGGTTCACCAGATGTTTTTTGCGGACCATAAAAAATACTTGACATTTCATTCTAGAAGTGTTATATATATCAGTGTGAGAATGAGTAATGCGTACTCACATTTGCGGGATAGTTTAATGAAAATGCCTCGGTACCCCCGAGACGATGTGAGTGTCAAATCTTACTCCCGCTCCACTCTTCGCCTAATGGGAAGAGTTTTATAAACAACTTGCTTAATAGGAGTTAGCAATATGAATAAGTTTATCCCAAATTACGACCCTTTTTCTTTCGGTAAGCAATTCAATACAACTGTTGGATTTGAACCTATCCTTAAAAAGTTGGCAGAAATGTCCGAAACAATGCCTAAGATTCCAACTTATCCCCCTTACAATATCAAGAAGACTGGCGAAAACACTTACGTCATTGAAATGGCTGTAGCTGGTTTTGGTAAGCAGGACCTTGAACTTGAGTTACAAGATGGTAAGCTTACTGTCAAGGGTAACGTCAATACAAATGATACCGATGAAAACTACATTTTCAAAGGCATTGCGGAACGAGCCTTCACTCGTCAGTTCACTTTAGCTGATTCAGTTGAAATTAAGAATGCAGACCTTATCAATGGTATGCTAAAGATTTGGCTTGAATGTTTTATCCCTGAAGATAAGAAGCCTAAGAAGATCAATATCGGTGAGAATGAAATGAAGACATCGCAGCTTCTACAGGAAGAGGTGTTGACAAAATCTCAGAACAAAGGCACCAGCGAATACCTACAAGATAGATTGGATAAGTAATGTCCAAATTTCTAAAAAGGCTATTTAATCGTAAGACTGAACAAGAACGTATGTATGAGTATCTATGCCAAGCTACAGATATAGTTCATCTAGAATCACTTCAACGTGAATGGGATCGCAAGTCATATCGTGATAGAAGTAGCTGGCAATAATAATTAACACATGACAATCTGGAGAGGGTGCTATATACTGGCACCCTCTTTTTATTATAGGTATATTATGAAACTCATCATTGAAAAATCTGTGGTCGTAGTCACACCAACTATCGGTTCCTCAAAACTGGCTGACGCTGTTGAAAGCGTTCAAAGACAAACATATGGCAATCTTGAGCATCTTGTAGTCGTTGATGGATATGATTATGAAGATGCAACTAATAAAGCTTTTCGTTCTGCATGGCAAAGATTTCCTGGTGGCAATTTAAAGTCTGCCCGTACTATGATTCTTCCTTACAATACAGGTAGTAATGGATTCTACGGTCATCGCATCTATGCTGGTGTTCCTCATTTAATCAATGCAGACTACATCTTCTTTCTTGATGAAGATAATTGGTATGAACCAGACCACGTAGCCTCTCTTGTAGAAGTCTTAGATCGTGGTAATGACTTCGCACATTCACTTCGTCAAATTTATAATCCTGATACATCTTATGTTTGTGATGATAGCTGTGAAGCTCTCGGCAAGTGGCCAATTTATTTCTCTCACAATGATCCTCAGTATCTTGTTGATACATCTTCCTTTGCTTTTAATAGAAAGTTTCTAGAACAAACATGTCACCTTTGGCATTCTGGTTGGGGCGGTGATCGTCGCTATTTGTATAGCGTTTTACCTGGTAATCCTAAGTGGGATAGCAGCAACAAACATACTCTATGCTATCGCTTAGATGGAAATCCAGGTTCAGTGAATGCTGACTTCTTCATCAAGGGCAATCAAGAACAACTCGCACATTATAATGGAGAACTACCATGGCTAAAGACCTAATCATCGGCGGCGCCTCAGGCTACAAGTATGATGATATCAAATACTGGATCAATTCTATTCAGAGAAGTGGATTCGATGGCGATATTATGCTCGTCACTACAAATATCTCAATTGAAGAACTTAATAAAATTGCCGAAAAGGGCGTTAATATTCTTGCATATGGTCAGAAAGATCAAGAAGGCAATTATACTTCTAATAGCCAGATGCCGCCTCATGTTGAACGGTTCTTCCATATCTGGAATGTACTTAATGAAGCAAAAGAGAAATACGACTATGTGATTGCAACTGACGTTCGTGACGTTGTGTTTCAAATGAATCCTCAGACCTTCTTGCGTATGGATAACGAAGAAACTCCTGAGCTTATTGCTGCTGGTGAAGGCCTGAAGTATAAAGATGAACCGTGGGGCAATAACAACTATCTACAGGCTTTTGGTCCATTCTTTCACAATCAGATGAAAGACAACGAAATCAATAATGTTGGTGTTATTGCAGGCCGCCATAATATTGTATGTGATCTTGTTCACTTGCTGCTACAGTTAAGTTCCAATCGTCCTATTTCAATTGTTGATCAGGCCGTTTATAACTTCTTATTGAATATGGGTATCTTTAAGGATCAAACTCTATTCACTAGCAATGATTTTGGTTGGGCAATCAATCTTGGTACAACACTCGGCGCTATTGCATCAGGCTCTGGAGATATTGGTCAAAATAATGATCCTACTGCACAGCTTATGTATCAGACCAAATATCTTTGTAATCAGCCGACTATCAATGAAGATGGTATCGTGAGTAATAGCAATGGTATTCCATTCCGAATTGTTCACCACTATGATCGTGTCGTTGGTCTAGCCGAAAAGATTAGAGCGAAATATAATGACTAAGCCGAAACTAAAATTAGGATTCACCGACTATTATAATACCATGGATACATTCTTCATGGATACTCTTTCTTTGGCATTTGAAATATTTCGAGATGATGCTAATCCCGACTACCTCATCTTCGCTGATGAAATATATGGTCAGAATAACAAGAGTTTTGATCCTAATAAAGTAGTCAAGATATTCTTCACCGGAGAGAATCGTCGTCCATGGAACTACGAGGCTCATCATGCTATCTCTTTTGATCATTTAGACGGCAATCAGTTTTATCGTATACCACTATATGTGTTAGATAATTGGGTACAGAATAAGAATGGTGTGCCTGATATGCTTAATCTACCTATGGAATATGTGAAATATGAAGACCGAGAATGGTTCTGTGGCTTCGTAGCTGGTAATGGTGCATCTAGCTATCGTAACAAGATGTTTCATATGTTGAATGAGTATAAGCCTGTCATGTCTGGCGGCCCGTTATTCAATAATATTGGCGGTATACTTCCTAGAGATGTTCAGTCTAAGATTGACTTCTTTCGCAAATGCCGTTTCTCGTTATGCTTTGAGAATAGTTCTTATCCTGGTTATTGTACTGAAAAGATCATGCACGGACTTATTGCACGAACAGTACCAATCTATTGGGGTTCACCAACTGTTACTATGGATTTCCAAGAGGGTTCTTATATTTCTCGCCATGATTTTGTGTCTGATAATTCATTTATGGATGCTATCATAAAGACAGACCAGAAAAAAGATACTTGGCAGATTATGGCTAATGGTGATCCTTTACCGCTAAGTTGTGAAAAAAATTGGGATATGAATCGTTTCAATCAATGGTTCATAGAGAATGTGTACAGAGGAGAACGTACATGAAGATTGCAGTTTGTATTTCTGGACAGAATAGAGCATATAAGCAAGGTTACGAATATATGAAGCGCAATCTACTGGATCATTATGATTGTGATATCTTCATTCACACATGGAAAAATAAGGTATATAATACAGACGATGTGATTAGTTTGTACAAGCCAAAGCTACATGAAGTGGAAAATCCTTATGAGAAAGATGTGTTCGATCATCTATTTCCAAATACTCCTAATGCTAAAGGTTGGCCACCGACGGCAACAGTTTCCATGTTCTATTCTATGTTCAAGTCGCTAACTCTCAAGGCCGAATATGAAATGGAAGTTGGTAAATATGATTGGGTCGTGAAGACAAGATTTGATTATGCTATCAACGGAGTGATCCCATTCGAGCAACTGGACAGAAACAGACTTTATATTCCAAACTGTCGTATGACACCTTTGAGAGATTTCGGCAATGATCAATTTGCTTTTGGTAGCAACGGGATCATGACGGACTACATGTCTACATATCTATATCTACGCTTCTATTATGAAGGTGGTGTGCCGATGATTGGTGAAGATATGATGAGTGCTAATCTTAATCGTCATGGGTTGACTGGTGAGAATTTGATATATGTTGATATGAAGAATCCATTCCCGCCTGGCCCATACAACGGCACTCCACATTCTCTCATTCGGGATGATATGGAACTATGGAAAAACTCTTAAAGAAACTCACAGGACATTCTGGCTCAACTGTCGCACTAATGCAAACGGATGATCGAATGTTTGTTCGTAAGATAGAAAACGTCGAACGCAACTATGAAAGACTATCTGCTCTTTTAGGATATGTTGATGTGCCTAAAATATATCACTATGATGGCACTATTTTGGACATGGAGTATATTCATGGTACCGATATGCGAAACTATCTTCTTAACAATCCAATCAAAGACCTAAATGAGTTTTTGATTAACACTCTTTCCATGTTCGCATCAAAAAGTGTTGACAAGGACTATACAAACGTCTATAATGAGATGTTGTCATGGATAGAAGATGGTATGTTTCCTTTTACGAAGGAACAGTTGATTGAGAAGCTACCTAAGATGTTGCCTAAATCAGTATATCATGGTGACATGACACTAGAGAATATCATTCATTGCACTAGTGGTCGTTTCTATTTCATTGACGCTGTTACACTAAAGTATGATTCTTGGGTATTTGATATTGCAAAACTGAGACAAGATTTAGAATGCAAATGGTTCCTTCGTCGCAATCCTGCTATGCTAGATGTTAAGTTGTGGAATATCCAAGAAACTGTTTTGAAGAAGTTTCCGATTGCAAACAATGATTATCTATTGATACTCATGTTACTTCGGGTATATTTGCATTGTGATAAAGATTCGTTAGAATACAACTTCATTATGAAGGAGATTAATAGATTATGGAAGTAATTGTGCCAGCGGCTGGTCTGTCTACCAGATTTCCAAATGTAAAGCCTAAGTATCTACACTTCGGCTATGATAACAAGATGATGCTTGTGAAGGCTGTTGAACCTTATATTGGTAAGTATGATATTACCGTTGTCATTCTACAGGAACACGTTGAGAAGTATAATGCGCTAGAGTTTGTTCGTGGTGAACTTCCTGAGGCGTTTATCGTTGTCGTGCCAAAGCCAACTCATGGTCCAGCCGAGACTGTCAAGATCGCTATCAATGATATCAAGAAAATAAAAAATAATGACTTTGAAATTCTTGTAAAAGACTGCGATTCTTTCTTTGATCATGTTCCTGTATCTGGTAACTATGTTTGTGTATCCAACATTGCTGATCATGAACAGTTGAATAGGCTTGCATCTAAGAGCTTCGTGAGATATAACGATCAAGATATCATCACCAATATAATTGAAAAAGCTGTAGTCTCTGATTCTTTCTGCGTTGGTGCATATAAGTTTGAGAGTGCGAATAAGTATCTTGAAACATATGAGAAGATACAGCATCGTAATGGAGAATTTTTTGTTTCGCATATCATTCAAGATATGTTGTATAGTGATGAAATCTTCAAGAAAGTATCTGTCACAAACTATGTAGATGTTGGCACCGCAGATGATTGGCACAAGTATAATGACATGCCTGTCATTTTCTGCGACATTGATGGAACCTTAATCAAGGCTCAGTCTCGTTATGGTGATTACACATATAATCATCCAGCTATTCCTCTTGAAGAAAATGTAAAGAGGGTTAGAGAGTATCATGACAAGGGTTGTCAGATTTGGTTTACGACCGCTCGTCATCCTGAGTATATAGAAGTTACCGATAAGATGATTAAGTCTCTTGGTTTTCATAACTTTAACCTATGCATGGGACTACATAATAGTAAGCGCATTCTGATTAATGATTATAACAAGGCTAATCCATATCCTCGTGCGTCTGCAATAAACATTCAACGTGACTGTGATAATTTGAAGGATTTTCTATGAGATTTGTGGCATTAATTACTGGTATTACAGGGCAAGACGGCTCATATCTGGCCGAGTTACTACTTGAAAAGGGATATGAAGTACACGGTATTATCCGTCGTTCTTCTTCGATCAATACAGATCGTATCGATCATATCTATCCTAGACTAAAGCTCCATTATGGTGATTTGACTGATGGGTCTTCACTCATTCGCCTTATTCAAGAAATTAAGCCAACAGAGATTTATAATCTTGGCGCACAATCGCATGTGAAGGTATCGTTTGAGATTCCGGAATACACTGGTCAGGTCGATGCTCTTGGTACTCTTCGTGTCCTCGAAGCTGTTCGACTTCTTGGTATGGAGAAAGATATTCGTATCTATCAGGCATCTACATCTGAACTCTATGGTCTTGTGCAGCAAGTGCCTCAGACCGAAACAACTCCTTTCTATCCTAGATCGCCATATGGTGTTGCAAAGTTATATGGATATTGGATCGTGAAGAACTACCGTGAGGCATATGGTATGCATTGTTCATCAGGCATTCTATTCAATCACGAATCTCCACGCCGTGGTGAAACATTCGTGACAAGAAAGATTGTGCAAGCACTATCTCGTATCAGTATGGGATATCAGCAAAGCGTTGATCTTGGTAATCTTAATGCAAAGAGAGATTGGGGTCATGCTAAAGATTTTGTTGAGGCTATGTGGTTAATGCTTCAAGAACCAGAGCCAGATGATTATGTGATTGCCACCGGTGAACAGTATTCAGTTAAGAAGTTTGTCGAGACTGCTGCTCCATACTTTGGTATGCGTATCACATGGGAAGGCGAAGGTTTAAACGAAGTTGGTATTGATCAGAATGATATGGTTCGTATTCGTGTGAATGAGAAATACTTTCGACCTGCCGAAGTAGAAACACTTCTTGGTGATCCATCAAAAGCAAAGAAGAAGCTTGGTTGGAGACCACAATTTACATTTGAAAAGCTTGTAGAGGATATGTGTATCAATGGACAGTAATAGTAGAATTTATATAGCAGGTCATAAAGGTCTTGTTGGTACTGCATTGGTGAGACAGTTGCAGGCTCAAGGCTATAATAATATTCTTACTTCAGATATTGATTTAAGAAGTCAGCACCATGTCGGCGAGTTTTTCTATTCTGAAAAACCAGATTATGTGTTTTTAGCCGCAGCAAAAGTTGGCGGTATTGGATTCAATAAAGCTTTTCCAGCAGATTTCATTCGTGACAATCTGCTGATCCAGACCAATGTTATTGATGCTGCAAGAGCTTATGGTTGCGAGAAGCTAATGTTTTTAGGCACAGCATGTATCTATCCAAAACATGCACCTGTGCCGATCAAAGAAGAATACTTGATGACTGGCCCGCTAGAAGAGACTAACATTGGTTATGCTCTAGCGAAGATTGCCGGTCTTACCATGTGCCAGAAGTATACTGAGCAATATGGTATGAAAACTGTTTCCGTCATGCCAAATAATCTTTATGGCATTTTCGATAACTTTAGATTGAATGAGTGTCACGTTATACCTGCATTCATCAATAGATTTATCGACGCAAAAGAAAAAGGGTTATCCCGTGTAGTATGCTTTGGTGATGGCATGCCTACGAGAGAATTTCTTTTTGCCGATGATTTGGCTGACGGACTAATTTTCCTTATGAACAACTATGATGATCCTAAGCCAATCAATATTGGTCCAAATCGTGAAGTGACAATTCTTGGACTTGCTCACCTGATCGCATCTCTTGTTGGATATAAAGGAGAAATCATCTGGGACACTGCACAACCAAATGGCACTCCTCGTCGTGCCCTAGATACTAGCAAGATGGATGCTCTTGGTTGGAAAGCTAAGACCTCACTTGAAGATGGTCTAAAGACCACTATTAATTGGTTTATGGAGAATAGAGGTACTTATGACCGTGTATAAATGGCCATTGATGAAAGACACTCTAACGCTGAGTGATCGTTGGAATCTTGCCAAGTTTGTGATGAACTCAAAGCAGTTCACTCAGGGACCAAAGGTTCAAGAATTTGAAAATGCTTGGTCTAAGTGGCTCGGTGTTAAATATTCACTATTTGTTACTTCAGGAAGTACAGCTAACTTCCTGTTACTAGATGCTGTAAAAGAGTTATACTTCAAGAAAAAGAAGAAGATCAAGGTGCTTGTTCCTGCGTGTACGTGGGTGACCAATATCAACCCTGTGATACAGCTTGGTATGGAGCCAGTGTTCTGTGATATCAATCTATCTGATTATAGTTATGATATATCTAGTGCCGCACAGATATCACAAAATCATAATATTGATATTGTCTTTATAACTCATCTTCTCGGTCTGCCTGCTAACCTATACGCTATCAAAAGTTTATTTCCAAAAGCCATCTTACTCGAAGATGTATGTGAAAGTCATGGCGCAAAAGATATTTTAGGATTCAAAGCCGGATCTAAAACAACAGGATCAACATTCTCATTCTACTTTGGCCATCATATGTCAACGGTCGAAGGCGGTATGGTTTCAACTAATAGTATTGAACTATACAATCTTATGCGTATGAAGCGTTCGCATGGTATGTCTCGGGTATCTATCGTGCCTGAAGATTATGCAGCAGCACATCCCGAGATTGATCCACAATTCCTGTTTGTTACTGCTGGTTATAACTTCCGCAATACTGAACTTAGTGCTGTGCTTGGTCTATCTCAGTTGCCAAAACTTGATGGCTTTATTGAGAAGAGACAGAAAAACTATCGCAAGTTTATAAACATTTTAATGATCTATGGTAGAGATAAGTTCTATGTGCCCGGTGAAGGTTATGCCGAAGAAGGTAATAGTTCATTCTGTTTCCCTCTGATCGCTAAGACACCTCAAATCAAAGAAAAGCTACTTGTTAAACTAAGAGCATGTGGTATTGAATACCGTCCAGTAGTTGGTGGTAATCTTCTGCGTCAGCCCTATCTCAAAGACTACAATACTGTAAAGTGTCAATATGCTGATATTCTCCATGAAAATGGTGTCTACATAGGTAATAACCAGTTTGTTGCTGATAAAGAATTAGATTTACTTGAAAAGATTATTAGGAGTTTGTAATGGATAATAAGACCCTTGCCACCATTCTTGATGTTGTAATCCGTGAACATGTTTACAATACACTAGATCAAAAGCTTATGACGCTTGATCCTCCAGACTATGCTGCATCCGATAGTATTGGTGAAGTCTTAGAGAAACTGGCTATTCTCCATATCCGAACATGGCATCTTGAAGATGCTATGCAAGAAACAAAGAGTGATGAAGAATTGGCTGACCTAAAGCGTAAGGTTGATATCTGCTTCAAGGTAAAGCGACCAAAGCTTGTAGCTGCATTGAATGCTATCATTGACGATGCTATTACACACGGTAAATCTTTGCGTGAAGATTCTGTTAAGTTATACAAGGGTGTATCGTGACAAAGGTCTGTTTCTTTAACTTCTATCATAACGGCGATTTATTTCATAGCAAGCCTTTTGTCCGTGAAGTCATCAAAACTCTCGGTAAGGAAAAAGTAATGTATGCTCATCATAAAGATCCACGGGTTATTGAAGATTTAGGATTACAGCATGTTCGCCTAGAAGGTATTTCAGATAAGGTTAAAATCTTTAGGCCTAAAGACCCAGATATATTGTTTATCAATACATGGATCGGCTCATATTTTGATAAGTATACTGGTGAATGCACTCTTAACTTCAATATGAAGATGTGGGCTGATATCTATGAAGAAATCAATACTGCATTCAATAAGAAGATGAAACTTGGTCCAATAGAAAATTATCTACCATATGTGGATTATTCCAAATATGATTTAATGAATGTCAGATCATATGTAGATGCAGATATTAAGCCAAAGATTATGTTCTGTAACGGACCTGCACTATCTGGTCAGTGTGAATATAATGGATCAATGGAATGGATTATTAATCCACTTGCTCAGAAAAATCCAGATAAAACATTTATCACAACTCACAAGATTTCGACAAGTACCGAAAATGTTATCTACACAGGAGATATAATCAAATCTGATAGATGTGATCTGAATGAGATTTCTTATATCTCTAAATATTGCGGTCTTCTGATTGGTAGAAACTCTGGACCATTCTGTCATGTTTCGACTGGTGAAAATTTGAATGATCCTACTAAAACTTTCTATGCATTTGGACATCAAGAATCTGATTGCTTTACAGTGGGTATACCAAAGAAAAGCAACTATATATTTGAGAAGTATCAGAATCATGATCAATTATTTCATTCGATAGAAGAACTTGTAAATAAAATATGACCAATTCAATTTGTACAAAGGTGTGTGAATATGACAGTGAAGGACCATATAGAGACGGTGAAGAAAAAACTTGCCGAGGCTGCGGCCGGACGCAAAGCGAAATCACCGAGTGGTATTATGCCACAAAAGACCGTAAAGTCGAAATCGCCAAAGCCGCAAGGTCGAGGACAAAGGCCAAACGTGAAGCCAACAGGTAGAGGTAGATAATGTCAAATTTGAAAACATTAGCATTATTTCCTGTACCAATCAGTATTGCAAACTTTGGTGAAGATGCTAAAGAACTGAATGAAAGTCTTATTGGAGATTCATTATCTGAACAGAATATGAATCCTATTCCTGCTGGTAGATCAGCAATAAATGGATGGCAATCAGAATCTTACATGGATGATAAGTACGAGAGTTTTGCATTACTTAGAGAGAATATCAAAACAACTCTATATTCATTATTGCCAAAATATGGATTTGAATATGATGGTTCATATGATGATATTTTTGAGTGTGGTATGTTATGGTCTAACATATTGAATATTCCAGGCGGGTATCATATTCCACATATGCATGGTACTGGAGAAACAGTACTTTCAGGCGTATATTATCCAACATCAGGATTAACTGAAACGTTTGAAGACTATTATCCTGATGAAGATTATGGTGATGTTGAGATGAGAGCTTCATCTGTTCCTGAATCTGGAGATTTAGTATTGTTTGATCCTGCTGCATCTCAAAAACGTCAAGTCATACCTGCATTTGTTAAGAGATATCCATATTATGGTGCTGAGATTTGTATTAAGCCAAAGAAGAGTCATCTTGTAATTTTTCCAAACTATCTGACGCATATGGTTGCTCCTGTTCACAAAGAGAAATTTATACGAATGAGTATTTCTTTCAGTCTCAGAATGAAATTTAATCTTTAAGTGAAATGAATTTTACACTTGTAACAGGATTGTGGGATATTAAACGTGGCGACTTAGCTGAGTTTGGGCGGTCGTTTGACCACTATCTAGAAAACTTTGAAAATATATTATCATTAGACTTTAACATGTGCATCTATGTACCGCCTGAGTTGAAGTCTTTTGTGAAGTCTAAAAGAAAAGATAATAATACTACGATCATAACTAAAGAAATATCATCTTTTAGAACAGAGTTTCCTTTTTTTAAAAAAGTAAACAATATTAGAGTTGATATATCTTGGTATAAAAAAGCTTCTTGGTTAGAAAACTCGCCACAGGCTTTGCTTGAGTATTATAATCCAATCGTTATGTCTAAATTTTTCATGTTACATGACAATGTGGTTGTAAATCCATTTAATACAGACTATCATTTTTGGATCGACGGCGGATTGACCAATACGGTCAATCTTGAATCATTAAAAAACCTATCTTCTGTTGAAGACTATATGAAGTCAATCAATAACAACATGCTGTTTCTATCTTTTCCATATATTAGTCAAAATGAGGTGCATGGTTTTGATGCTAAAAAATTCTCAGAATTTTGTGGTGTAGACCAGAGTAAATATGTTTGTCGTGGCGGTTTCTTTGGTGGTCATAAAAATAAGATAAGAAAATTTAATACTAACTATTATACTTTGCTAGAACAAACATTAGATGCCGAATGTATGGGTACAGAAGAAAATATTCATACAATTATGTCCTACAAATATCCGCAAGAAATATATCGTTATGAACTTGAAGATAATGGATTGGTTTATCCTTTTTTTGAAGAGTTAGCTAAGGTTAAAAAGTATGATCAATCAAATGCTAACTTGATATCTTGGGAAAAAAACAAGCCAATAGAAGAAATTAAAACTTCTTTATATGTACTTACATTTAATAGTCCTAGTCAATTTGAAGCATTGATAAAATCATATGAAGTGAATGATCCAGATTTTCTAAGATTTGCTCGTAAGATACTCATTGATAATTCAACCGATAGATCGACATATAACGCATATCAAGAGTTATGTTTAAAATATGGATTTGAACATATCAAGAAAGAAAACAACATCGGTATATGTGGTGCTAGACAGTTTATAGCAGAACATTTTAACGAGAGTGATTCTGAATATTATATTTTCTTAGAAGATGATATGACATTGCATAGTTCAACAACCGAGAAATGTTCTTCGGGCTATAATAGATATGTTGATAACTTGTATTATAAATCACTTACAATCATACATAAAAATAACTATGATTATCTAAAGCTTTCATTTTCAGAATTTTATGGTAACAACAGTATTCAGTGGGCATGGTATAATGTACCACAAGCGATAAGAGATCAATACTTTCCTGAGAACAGAGAATTACCCAAAGAACGTACGGATTCAAATTTGCCAAAAGTAGAAGTATTATCCGAGAAACGATATAAAGACCTGAAGTATTTTGAAGGTGAATTTTACTATTGCAATTGGCCTCTTTGGTTTTCTCGTAAAGGAAATCGTAAAGTATTCTTAAATACAAAATGGAATAAACCATATGAGCAGACTTGGATGAGCAATGTTTTCCAATTGCAGAAAGATGGTCAAATCAAAGCTGGTGTTTTGGCATTAAGTCCTATTTTGCATGAAAGATTTGATCATTATTCTCCAGAAGAACGAATTGAATCTTGACATTCCTGTTGGATAGTATATTATATACATACTGACAAACACACAGAGGAAATCAGATGGCTAGAGTTATTACCGAAGTTGAAGTTGATGTTGACCTTGATGATTTTGACGATCAGGAATTGATTGAGGAAGTGGAAGCTCGAGGCTTCCATGTTAGTGATGGTGATCATAACGATATCATAGTAATTGAGTACCACTGGAATCGTGGTAATAAAAAGGAAGCACTCATTCTTCTTGAACGAAAGTTTCCTGAACTGATTAACATTTCTAAATTAGTTGACTAAATACAAACAATGCGGGATTGGTATATGGGTTGTGCCCCAGGTTTCCAACCTGTAGAAACGAGTTCGAATCTCGTATCCCGCTCCATTTATTATGAGGTATAAACATGATCTGGTTTATTGTTTTGACTACCATTATGAGCAACGGCGATGTTTTTGCCGAAGTTCAATTCCCCTTAGACCCCCAATATAATAACGAACAATCGTGTAATGAATCTGGTAACGCAATCGTTAGCAAGAAGCAGCTTGAGATTGGTACAAATGCTGGTAAGGTGTATTTCATTTGCCAGTCTGCTACTTCCGATGCGCTACTTAAGGCAATAGGCAAGTCAGGTAGCCCAACCTAATGGATCGCTTTGAAGTAAATGATTTCGTAGAGAACGAAGATGGTTCTGCTACAATCACTGTCACAATGGACTATGACACTCTTTTAGTGTTTGCACGAAAGGGTATTTTGGCCACTCTGATTGAATCTGCTAATAAGGTTATTGAAGAGCAGGAAATTAAAGAATGAAAGTTTATATCGGCCCATATCGTAACTGGATCGGCCCATACCAGATTGCAGAAAAGATCCTGTTCTGGATGGACAAGGATGATGATCGTCTCGGTAATTTTGGCGATTGGCTGGCTGATATTGATTGGCTTTGCCGTATCTGCAACTGGCTTGATTCAATGAAGAACCGCAAGACCAAGATTCGTATTGATCGTTACGATACTTGGAATATGGATCACACTCTTGCTCTCATCATTCTTCCCATGCTTAAGCAGCTTAAGGCCACCAAGCACGGTTCTCCTCACACTGATGATGAAGATGTGCCTGAGCATCTTCACTCAACAGCGGCAACTCCTCTCACACAAGATGAAAAAGATTGTGGTCACACCGATGATCTTTGGTTCAAGCGTTGGGATTGGATCATGGATGAAATAATCTATGCATTTGAAATGGAACTCAACGAAGATTGGGATCTGAAAATCTATCAGCGTGAACCTGAAGGTTGGGATGATGCAAAGTTTGCAGAACGTAAAGTAATCCAGGATCGTATCGCAAATGGCTTTCGTCTCTTTGGCAAATATTATCAAGGACTATGGGACTGATGAAGTGTAACACCTGTAATAACGAATTTTTAGCAATGGATGGATTTGGAAAATGGAATCAAGCTTCCGGGTGCGCCGCATCTCTATATCTTAGAGATGGTGATTATTATGTTCTTGCTCATTATGGTTCAAAGCACGATATGCAAAGATTTGCTTTGAAGAAAGATAAATATAATACAGGCGACATTTGCGATAACTGTATAGATAATCTTTTAGATAATGGTTGTGCGTGGATGATAGAAGACGGAGTATGGTAATCTTTTAGAAGGAATAGAACTATGACATATCAGACTATTTCCGAAGAAACTATAAGACAAGCAGCAGAACTATCCGGACCTAACAGTAGCTTTCACACAGCACTAAAATACGCAGATGACTATAGACAAGCAGGTCTAAACCCTGTATACTATACAGATGATGAAGAACGAATGGTATTCGTTACGACCGAAGAAAAGATGAACGGCATAAAATTTAATTAATTGGAGAATTATATTATGAATATTCTTGAAACTCAGTTCGTGCAGCGGGCTTATGATGGTAAGTGGGAGAAGCTTGCTAAGGTTATGGACTACGATAACAAGTATGTCTATAAGTCCGAGACTGGCAATAATCTTGCCTACATTCCCACTAAGTGGATGACTGTAGGTGTGTTTGATCTTTTGGCGGAGATTGAATAATGACGACCAATATCAAGATTATCAAGATCATTAAGTTCGTCAATGGTGATGAGATTCTTGCCGAAGCTATCATAAATGAAGTTGTCGGTGAATTGATGATCAAGAATCCTGTGCGTATCGTTGTGATGCCGAACAAACTTGATCCTAAAACTCCAAACATTGGGTTCGCTCCTTGGGCAGAATTCAGTGATCAAAAAGCTTTTAAGCTTGACATGAGCCACGTATTGTGTATAATGTCGCCAATCACAGAATTTGTCAATCAGTATACTTCTATGTTTGGCGGACTAGTTGTGCCTTCTTCTAATCTCATTCTACCAGGAAAATAATGAAATCTTTTTACACGAACGTACAAGTTTACGGCTCACGGATCCTCTATCGAGGTATTGAAGATGGAAGAAAAGTGAGCCGTAAGATTAATTACTTCCCAACGCTGTATGTGCCGTCACAAGTACCTACAGCGTTTACTACTGTTACGGGTAAGCATACTTCAGAGGTGAAGCCTGGTAATATTCGTGATACTAGAGATTTCGTAAAGCAATATGAAGACGTTCAAGGCTTCAAGATTTACGGTAATCAACGTTATGAATACCAGTTTATATCAGATCATTTCAGCGATGATGTGGATTGGGATATAAACCTTATGAATGTTGTCAATATGGATATTGAGGTAGAATCTGATAACGGATTTCCTGAACAGGAGTTTGCAAACGAAAAAGTCATCTCTATCACCATGAAGTCCAATCAAGGCGGCTTTGTGGTTTTTGGCTGTGGCGATTTCAATAACGCCCGTGATGATGTAGACTATCGTAAGTGTCGTGATGAGTATGATCTATTGAAGCGTTTCTTGGATCATTGGTCACATGACTATCCAGATGTAATCACTGGCTGGAATGTAGAACGATTTGATATCGTCTATTTGGTAAACCGCATTCGTAAGATACTTGGTGAATCCGAAGCTAATCGTCTTTCGCCTTGGAGTATAATCAACGAATCTAGGGCCACTAACAAAGTTGGTAAAGAAGAGATTGTATACAAGCTTCTTGGTATCGCAACTCTAGACTATATTACCATGTATCGTAAGTTTGCACCTGGTGGCCAGTCTCAAGAGTCTTATCGTCTTGATGCTATTGCTCACGGAGAGATTGGTGAACGTAAGCTATCTTATGAAGAATATGGTAATCTTCACAGTCTCTATAAGCAGAACTATCAGCTATTCATTGAGTATAATATCAAGGACGTTGAACTTGTTGGCCGTCTAGACGATAAGCTGAAGTTGATTGAGCTTGTTCTAACTCTTGCATATGATAGTAAGACAAATCCCGATGATGCATTCTCTCAGGTGCGTATGTGGGATGCTATCGTTTATAACCATCTTCGCAAGAAGAATATGGTGATAAATCCTATTGAGCGTCACAGTAAAGATGCTATGTATGAGGGTGCATTCGTTAAGGATCCAATTCTTGGTATGCATAAGTGGGTTGCTTCATTTGACTTGACCAGTCTGTATCCACATTTGATCATGCAGTATAATATCAGCCCTGATACTATCATTGAACCTGAAAATTACGATGGTACTCTCCGTGAGTTTACTTCACGTAATTGTATTTCTATTGATAATCTTTTAAGTCAAGAAATCAACACAAGTGTTCTACAGACAGCAAATGTAACGCTGACTCCCAATGGTCAGTTCTTCACAAAAGAACGTCATGGGTTCTTGCCTGAAATCATGGAGACAATGTATAATGACCGCTCTGCGTACAAGAAGAAGGCTATTACGGCTAAGAAAGAACTTGAGAAAGAGACCGACCCATCAAAACGCTATGAGATTGAAAAACGTATTGCACGATATAACAATCTCCAACTTGCGAAGAAAGTTTCGCTCAATTCCGCTTACGGCGCTCTTGGCAATCAATTTTTCCGATACTTTGATATTAGACAGGCCTCGGGTATTACCACGGCCGGTCAACTTTCTATTCGATGGATAGCAAACAAGATAAACGAGTATCTTAACAAGCTACTCAAAACAAAGGACCATGATTATGTTATTGCGTCGGATACAGACTCGATTTATCTATCTCTTGACAAACTGGTGTGTGAAACTATTATTAAGCAGAAGCCGAATGCAACTACGAGAGAAATCATCACCTTCATGGACAAGGCGTGTGAAGATCGGATTCAACCGTTTATTGACAAGGTTTATTCTGAACTTGCTGAGTATGTAAACGCATACGAACAAAAGATGCAGATGAAGCGTGAAGCTTTGGCTGATAAGGGTATTTGGACAGCCAAGAAGCGGTACATTCTGAATGTGTATAATAACGAAGGTGTTGAATATACCAATCCAAAGATCAAGGTGATGGGCCTTGAAATGGTTAAGTCATCTACTCCTACATATTGTCGAAAGATCTTTTGGGAAGCAATTGATATTGTCCTAAACAAAACTGAAGATGATATGATTAGCATGATTGAAACTTATCGTGAAGAGTTTAAGTCTAGAAACATTGCTGACATTGCATTCCCACGTGGAGTTAATGGTCTAAAGAAGTTCTCTGATGCTAATATGGTATATGGTAAAGGTTGCCCTATTCATGTTAGAGGTTCTTTGCTCTATAACTCTTTCGTCAAGAACAATAAGTTAGATAAGATATTGCCCTTGATCAAGGAAGGCGAGAAGATCAAGTTTCTATTCCTGAAAGAGCCAAATCCTATTCATTCGAATGTGATTGCTTTCCCGCAATCGCTGCCGAAAGAACTTGACTTGAATGATTATATCGACTATGATACACAATTCGAGAAGTCTTTTGTGGAACCATTGAAGATCATTCTTGATAGTATTGGTTGGAAAACAGAACACGTTTCTTCGTTGGAGGATTTCTTTGGCTAAGTATGATCAAGGTGGTGGCTGCGGTTGCGGCCTTTATAAAGAATGTAATTGTGAGAATATGAAGGAGAATGATATGCCATTCAATGAAAGTCCCCATATCGGTTTATATGATGAACGCAATCAGCCAGAAATATATAGTATTGATCATATGAAGCGCCCGTGGGGTGAATGGCATGTACTAGATGTAGATCAAGGATACAAGGTCAAGCGTCTAATGATTCTTCCTGATCAGGCTATTTCTCTACAGTACCATAATCATCGCTCAGAACACTGGACGATTGTGCAGGGTGAAGGTAAGGTTATCGTTGATGGCAATATCTTTACAGTAAAGAAGGGCGAATCATTCTATGTACCTCGCATGGCTCTACACAAGATTACTAATACTCACCTAAATGAAACTTTGATTGCTATTGAGGTTCAGATGGGGGAGATATGTAGCGAGGATGATATCGTTCGCTGCTAAATACAGCGTCAAGGAGAACCTTGACGTTTCACATAATATTGGAGAATCAATATGAGTAATATGTTTAACTCCCTACTTAAGGAGATTGATAATGAGTATGCGGGTATTGCAGAAGATGGCGTTGAAGCTGGAGACGTTACTGGGTTTATTGGCACTGGTAGTTATTCTCTCAACGCTCTACTTAGCGGGAGCATATACGGTGGTCTTCCTGCAAACAAGGTTACCGCACTTGCAGGTGAACCCTCAACCGGCAAGACTTTTTACGCAATCAACATTGTCAGACAATTCCTCAGAGACAATGCTTCCGGGTTCGTCTTCTACTTTGAATCCGAATCCGCTATATCTAAGCAAATGCTGGCAGATAGAGATATTGACACAAAGAGAGTTGCAGTCGTGCCGGTTGCAACTATCCAAGAGTTCCGCACCCAAGCAGTAAAAATCCTAGACAAGTATATTGAAGACAAGAACAGTAAAGATCATCCGCCGATGATGTTTGTTCTTGACTCACTTGGCAATCTTTCTACTACGAAAGAGATGGAAGATATTGCTGACGGTAAAGATACCCGTGACATGACCAGAGCGCAGCTTGTTCGTGGTGCATTCCGTGTTCTTACGTTAAAGCTTGGTAAGGCCAAAGTTCCTCTTATTGTGACTAATCACGTTTACGATGTAGTTGGTTCTTATGTACCTATGAAGAAGATGGGCGGCGGCTCTGGTCTAGAATATGCAGCGTCTACTATTCTCTTTCTATCTAAAAAGAAGGATAAGGATAAGGATAATTCTGTAACTGGCGCAATCATTACTGCGAACTTGAAGAAGGCCCGCTTGACGATTGAGAATAAGAAGGTTGAAACACTTCTAGACTATGCAAATGGTCTTGATCCGTATTATGGCCTACTTGATCTAGCCGAAAAGTTCGGCATCTTCAAGAAGATATCTAATAAGTATGAAATGCCAGATGGCACTAAAGCTTTTGAGAATGCTATTCTAAAAGATCCTGAAAAGTTCTTTACTAAAGAAATTCTTGACCTGATTGATGAAAAGTGTAAGGATGAATTTCTCTATGGTAAGTCTGATGTTACAACCGTGGAGGAAGAAGAATGATTTTAGGAACAGATTTCCGTTTCAACAACGTATATAATACTGACACGACTGCAATTGAGTTATTGACAGAAGCATATAAAAGTGTTATATTTCGCTATACAAATGTTGGTGTCAAAGAGAATACCGATGGCACGGCAACATTAAAATTTGCCTATGAAATTCTCTCACCGGGAAAGTTCAAAGAAGAAAAGCTTCGTGAAGACCAATACTTTGAACGCCATCTTGGCTTAATCCTTAATACACTAATCATTGACATTGCGGAGTTAGAGAGTGCAGATAGAGAAAGTTATTCTGAAGAATCTGTTGAAGAACGAGTCGTTCATGAGGAGAGTTCTACCCTTTCTGAAGAGTGAGTATTTCTCTAACGAAGTAGATAGAAACATCTATAACGAGATTCGTGAATTCACGATCAAGTATAACAATCTGCCTACAGCCGATGCATTATTGATTGAGGTTGATTCGCTTAGAAGCCTTACAGCAGACCAAGCAAAGGCTGCGGCCGATACCATCAGAGAGATACAGAAAGATCCTGTTGACACTAATGGTGAATGGCTACTTGATAGTACTGAAAAGTTCTGTCAAGAGAAGGCTATCTACAATGCAATTATGAAATCAATCGAAATTATGAATGATAAGGGTGGTGCTCTCACAAAGGGTGCCATTCCTGATCTTTTGACTCAGGCTCTTGGTGTTACCTTTGATCCAAATGTCGGTCATGATTACTTTGAAGATTTTGAAGAGCGATATGAATACTACCATCGTGTAGAGTATAAGATTCCTTTTGATCTTGAGTTCTTTAATAAGATCACCAAGAATGGTTTCAGCAAGAAGACTTTGAACATTTTTTTGGCTGGTACTGGTGTTGGTAAATCTTTGACTATGTGTCATATGTCTGCTGCATCTCTAGCTCAAGGCAAAAATGTATTATATATAACTCTTGAGTTGGCTGAAGAAGAAGTTGCAAAACGTATTGATGCTAATTTGATGAATATCACGATTGATGATCTTCTACAATTGCCTGAAGATATGTACATGAAAAAGGCTGCGGTTATCAAGAGTAAGTCTCAGGGTAAGCTTATCGTCAAAGAGTATCCAACCGCATCAGCTTCTACGCTACATTTCAAGGCTCTACTCAATGAGTTGAACCTAAAGAAGACATTCAAGCCTGATATCATCTTTATTGATTATCTCAATATCTGTTCATCGGCTCGTATCAAGCCAGGTGGAAATGTGAATAGTTATACATATATCAAGTCTATTGCTGAAGAGTTAAGAGGTCTTGCAGTTGAGTTTGAAGTGCCAGTTGTATCGGCAACTCAGACAAACCGAACAGGCTTTGTTAGCTCCGATGTTGGTCTTGAAGATACTTCGGAATCATTTGGTCTGCCTGCAACAGCCGACTTTATGGCAGCTTTGATTTCTACCGAGCAGCTTCAGGAATTAAACCAGATTATGGTAAAGCAGTTGAAGAATAGATATTCTGATCCTGCATCCAATAAAAGATTTGTTATCGGTATTGACAAAGCTAAGATGAAGTTGTATGATGTAGAACAATCAGCACAAGTGGATATTGTTGACACTGGGCAAACACCTGCTCCTAGCAATACAAAGAATAAATTTAAGGGTATTAAAGTATGATAGTGGAAGATGTTGACATTGAGATAAAAAAGTTCAAGATGTTTGCCGAAAAAGCAGACAGTGAGAGTAAGATCATAGACCTTTGTAAGAAGTATCTTAAGCACAAAGGTATTGATACTGATGCTCCTCTTGTAAATCATTTTAAACCGCAAGAGCCGCTAAAGATATATATCGGAATAAAAGATATTATATCTGTTCATGGTCAACATATAGTAGATGGTTATGGTTGGGATATGTCTGCCTTGCAAACAAGTGAACAAATGATACATGCCAAAAAATATGTGATAGATAAAATTTTGTATGAGATAGTACAAAATGATATGATTCTGTTCGACACATATAAAGATACGGCAAGATATCAAACAATCGTCAAAGGTAAACTCAACGTATGGAAAGAACCCTATGTCAAACGATAAGATAGAACTAAGACAAAAATTTGAAGATATAGACATATCTGATCCTTCTAAATTAACCGAAGAAGATTTCTTAAAGATTTGGGTGAAAGATTGTTTCAGATGGCATGATAAAGCTTTGACAGGAGATTTTGGACATTATTGTCCAGATTGGGATTATTTGCCGATAGATGAAACTTGTATGGAATACCAAGCTTGCACTTGTAACAAGGAAAAGAAAAATGAATAACTATCATATCGTACCGCTCAAGACCGAAGATTTCGATTTTATCTGGTGCGTAATTGAAACATCATCTCGTCAATTGATTAAAGCATATGAATTTGAAGATGAATCGGAAGAGTATTGTAAATTTTTAAATAAAGGCGGCGCCTTTGACGGTTGGACTCCATCATTTATTCTACAGGAAGTTGTAATGCAATCTGACGTTAATCAGGAGTTTAAATCTTTTCTCTCAGAATAAGATTCAATAGGAGAGCGTTGGAGAGCGTCCGACGGAGTGTCATGTATCATTGTGTAGCGCCTGGAACATCTCTTCCAGGCGCTTCCTTTTGCGTCCAAACAAAAGTCAATGATATCAATGGCTTAGCTTCCTAATGAAATCAATGGTTTAGCTCATGCTCCAGATGCATAGCAGGTATGCGATATCCGGCATTGTAATTCGATGGTTGCATCACTATATCCAGTATATGACAAACGATACTGACACGATCAAGACCCTCGCCCAGTACCTCCGTGAGCGCAACGCTGCTACTGAAGCGTGGGTTGCTGAAGTGCCCGGCCGCTGGGCTGGTACGTACACTGAAGACTTGGCCCACTGGGCTGAGATTGGTGTGCTGACCGTGCTTGACTTCTGGCGATATGAGATGGAGACTCAATACTCGGATCTTCACAAGGATGCTTGTGGGTTCCGCCCGCATGGTGTTGATACGTCTACGTGGTCGTATGAAGAGTTGGTCGAGGAAACTGATCGCCTCTACCACTACATGGAATCTCAGGCTGAGTATGACGCTCAGTGGGAGATTCAGGAAGCGGCATATCGTGCTGAACAGGAAGCAGAACATGCTGCTTGGCTGGCAGAACAGCCCGAAGCCATCGATTATGTGGCTTGTCACTATCAGGAAGGTTGGCTCTAATGCTTAGATATAAACTGGTCAATATGTCCGATAAAGTTCTCGGATTTCCCGAGTTTCATATCATGTATCGTGATGGTTATGGTTGGACTAAAGTTGCTTGCGCCTACAACTATAATTTGGCACGAAAGATTGTGAAGTTATTGAAGGAATCAACATAATGTTTCGCTTTCTACTCGGTATGGTTCTGGGCGCTTCGGCCACGACTGGTCTTGGCTTACAGATTGTGATGGGTACCATCGGCTTCGGCTTCATGGCTTGGGGCTTCTATGCAATGTATATGAATGGAGAGTTGGAATAATGTTTAGCACCGACAAGACCGAGTATATGAACGGCTTTCACATGACCTTCGCAAACGGTTGGACTGTCTCGGTTCAATTCGGCAAGGGCAACTATATCTCGGATCGTGATCATCACGGCATGAGTGAAGATGCCGAGATTGCCGCTTGGGACGAGAATGGCGCTTGGTATGAGTTTAGTACCAATGGCGATAAAGTCAAGGGTTGGGTTAAGGCCGACGAGGTCGCCGACTTTATGGCAATGATCAAGGCAAAGGAATCATAATGAATATTGATATTAAGGGTAAGGCCGAGCATATGTGTAAGGCGGAAATCAAGTTCGCTACCGCATTCTTTGCCAACTATGTGATGGGCGAAAAGCTTGCCAAGAATCTTGATATTGAGATTCGATTTGAAGATTTAGGCAATCTTGAAGGCGTCTGCAATCCTGTTGATGCTGAACGGCGACCTCGCTCATTTGAGATTGGTATGCGACCAAACATGCAGCCTGATAAGCTGCTCCAGTGCCTCGCACATGAGATGGTGCATGTGAAGCAGTATGCCCGTGGTGAATTGTCCAGTGAGTTGATCACTGCTAAGTGGCAGGGAAAAACTTTCAAGCTGACTAATTCAATGGAAGATTACCTTAATTGGCCTTGGGAGATTGAAGCCTATGGGCGTGATCGGTCTCTTTATCTGTTCTATCAGGTGATGTTGAAGTCGGAAAAGGTCAAGTTCAAGAATGGAAAACTTTATATTGGCGGCAAGTTGATGCGTTTCAAGAAGCTTGACAATTCTGCTGGATAGTGCTAATATATAAACATGATGACAAAGCAACGGAATATTCAAGTCGGTGATCTAGTGCATGTTCGTACATAATATAAGTATGGCGCACGGCACAGTGTATCCATTAAGTCTGGAAGGGTAATCAAAAGTGAGCGACATGACCATAAAGATACTTTTCGTTTATACACTGGCAATCCTCAGTACCCCGTTTCTGTTATCGCATTTGAACGGGTCACTGGAATTAAGCTACGTGAGGTCGCATAATGTATAAAGCTTATGATCCCACTTGGGAAGTAAAGTTGGATATTCGTAAGGCGGCCTTAGAGGCTGCTTCACGATCTAACTCTGGTCGAGGCTGTACTTCGGACCAGTTGATCAATCTTGCTAAAGTTCTTGAAATGTATCTAAAAGGTGATATGTGATGGTACGTTCTTATGATGTAGACTTTTATATCCTTGACAACAAGATCGGCTTCATGCTATACTGCTTTGAAGAAGATGATTGTGTCTGGGAACAGTTCTACCGCAACTCGGATGATGCTCATTTTGTGGGTCACAAGTTTCTTGATGGATGTTATATTGAAGGTTATATCCTTGAGGATGTAGCATAAATAGATACTCATAAATAAATGGTTCCGTAGTTCAACTGGACAGAGCGTCCGACTTCTAATCGGAATGTTGAGGGTTCGAATCCTTCCGGGACCGCCATTTTAATATTGAAACAAAAGGAACTATATAATGTCTGCACCAAAGACCAAGACCAAGTACACTTCTAAGGGTGAGCGACAGGCTATTTCTAAATCGTTGGCTAAGTCCGTTCGCAATGAGCGAACCGCTATTGAAAAGTGGACAATTAAGCAGAAGGCTTGGCTCAAGGGCCGTAATCCTTGGATTACTGTGCTGAATGAAAATACAGCCGATACTAAGCGACCATATGTGCGTGTGCGAGCCGAAACTTTATGGGGTGATCCTCGCAAAGGCTTTATGTTCGGTGGCGCACCGAAGGAATAAAAATAACGTCCCCTTGGTGTAATAGGTAGCCACGACAGACTTAAAATCTGTTTCTTCGGAGTGCCAGTTCGAGTCTGGCAGGGGACACCAATTTAAGGAAGATAAAATGGAAAAGATTGACGAATTTAAGTCAAACGACGGAAAACTTAAAGCTGTTTTGAAACAAGATAAAGCTTCATCATCTTACGAGATTGATTTCTATAAGGATGGAAAAAAGATTGTTACAGAATCTTATGCATTCCATACACTTCGATATCACGAAGAGGCTGCTGAAAACTATGTCAATGGTATTAAAAAAATTAATTGAGTTGAAGCGCCCATAGCTCAATGGTTAGAGCTGACGGCTCATAACCGTCTGGTTCCGGGTTCGAATCCTGGTGGGCGCACCAATCGGAGTTAACATGAAAATCAAATGTTCTCTGTGTAAAAAGAGATTCAAAAAGAATACTCACATTGAAGCAATATTGAATTGTCCTAAATGGACATGTGGATTAAAGCAATCTACAGTTAAAAAATAACGGCTTGGGCGTTGGTACGCAAGAGCGGCTTATACTCGCTTTAGCACTAGATTGGTGTTCTCGACTGGGTTCGAATCCTAGCACGCTGACCAATTAATATTAAAACGGTGCGTTTGAATGTTAGATTTTAAAATGAAATATAGTGATTGCTTGATAAACAATCATTTCTATAATGATACTTATCCTATTGTCGAAGGATGGGGACAAACAATTGAAGTGTTAGATACTTCAATCTTGAATGGTCTATGTGACTATTTTATGACACGAATGGCAAAAGAACATGTTAAAAATGGATCAGCCAAAAGTTTAACTTGGAATTCATTAATCAATAGTCATGAAAGTTTTGTTAATGATATATTGAATAGAAACATCGATTCCCTCCATAATACATTAAAGAATTTATGTAATTCTCCTTTGACAAGAGGAATTTTTGGTGGTGATATACTATATGATTTCTACAAAACCAATGAAGCTGAGAGAAAACTTTTTGTTTTTGGTGTATTTGATAAACTAGTATCAATTGCAGAGGCAACTGGATTGATTGTACATTTTAATCCAGAAGATATTTTGTTTCCTAATATTATGAACAAAAAACCTGAGTTTTTTCTGGACATTCTGGCAAAAAACTATCAGTTTGATATTAGGGCTCCAAAATATGCCGGCGGCAATCTCGGTATTCAGACAGATTATGGGCTGTATAGCCAGCGTGATATGTTTGCTTTATATCTAGCACTAACAGTATCCGAAAAGTATAAAGATAAGAATGTCAATATATGTGAAATTGGTGGAGGCGCCGGGCATCTGGCATATTATCTTAATAGATTAGGATATAGAAACCTAACTATCGTTGATCTTCCAACCATATCTACAGTGCAAAAGTATTTTTTGGATATGAATCTATATCCAAATAACGGTATTAATCTAATGTCACCGGAAGACTTTACAGGTGAATATGATCTAGTTATAAATGCAGACAGTTTTATTGAGATGAATATAAATGATGCCACTAGATATTTGAACTTGATCAATAAGAACGGTAAACATCTAATATCTCTCAATCAGGAAACAGGACCTCACCAATTCGGTGAACATGGTTTTCGAGTTTGTGATATAGCTAACATGAGACGAATCAGTAGGCATATATCTTGGATACGCAGAGGTTGGGTATATGAAGAGTATATTAGCGATAATATAACCTAATGAGGATGATATGATTACAAAGATGGAAATGAATATCGGTGAAATTTTGGATCTTGCTGCTTGGCTTGAGAAGAATGGACTAAAGCGAACACACCGAGTTGTCATTGAACAAGAATGTGGTAACGGTATTGGTACTGCTACACAGGCTAGAGTTCGGACTACAGAATCAGAAGGTATCTTTATTGATATCACTGATTATGATGTTTGGTAATAAGCGAGTGTGGTGGAACTGGTATACTCATCGGTCTCAAAAATCGACGCCGAAAGGCTTGGGGGTTCGAATCCCCCTACTCGCACCAAAATAAATTTTAAAAATCTTGACAATCCAGTCCAGATGTGATATAAATAGAATATAAGTTAAGCGTTAAAGAAAAGACGGAAATGAAATCTCACTATTGCCCGATTACAAATAATCAACCAGAAGGTCGCCCATCAGCATGGGCCGACAATGGGGGTACTGTGTAATAAGTCTTAGATCAGACTTAGATTCTCAGGAACCCCCGATAGCGAAAGCTTCGGGGGTTTTTAGTTATGCAAGGATGACATAGCTGATATGCAAAAACAAACGTTGAAAAAGAGACTTGCAGTCACTATATCCAGTATGTAAGAGATTGAGAAAGAGGTGAGAGAATGCTTCACTTCGTAGGGTTTAAGGGCGACGAATACGTTCGTGCCTGTCAGATTTTTGGTTTACCAGATTTCATCCATCCGGGATGGGATCTACGTGCAAAGCGGGAGATTGCTCCCGATGATACCGTTGTCTTTGCTACTGGCTCTTTTAATCAGGAGCCTCGTAGTCGGTCCTTTAGTGACCTCAAGGAGTAACGGTCTGCTGATTTACATTGTTAAGTTCCTAGAGATAACGAAAGTTATCTCTTCCAAGATACACCAGACAGGACGACAGGTTGGTTCGAAACGTCTGCGTCCGATACTAGCTTATCGAACTAAACTAGCTGGTGTATCTCGGAAGTGATAATAAAATATTGGATAGTAACAATATATTCGGTCGTAGGAGAATTGGTAAACCCAGCGGACTGTTAATCCGCCGTCGAAAGACAATGCAGGTTCGATGCCTGCCGACCGAGCCAATATGCGGGTATAGCTCAGAGGTAGAGCGTCACGTTGCCAACGTGAATGTCGTGGGTTCGATCCCCATTTCCCGCTCCAATATGCGCCAGTAGCTCAGTGGTAGAGCAGCGGTCTCTTAAACCGACGGTCAAGAGTTCAATTCTCTTCTGGCACACCAATTAGAAGTGTAGTGTGGGTAGTGGGCCAACTGTAAAATGGAAACCCCGAGTAGCAACCTTGCGTAAAAATACATTACCTTCTAAACTATCAATGGTTCTGTAGTGAATGGATATCACACCTCTCTGTCTAAGAGGAAAAGCGAGTTTGAGCCTCGCCAGAATCGCCAGTATAACAGCCTGTGGGGAAGTCTGGCCGTTCCCACCTGCCTTGGAAGCAGGGGCTCGTTGGTTCGAATCCAACCAGGCTGACCAATTCAAGTTGTGTACTCAGGCTTGCGCCGTCATGGGTGAGTGCTGGCACATAGAGGGGTGTTGCGTCCTCTTTAAAAACGTGACCCAATTCAATCGCTGGATTACTATAGAGTGGTTGCTTAAGTCTGCTCTTGTGTGTACCAGCCGAGCCTCCCGATTCTCGTTAAACAGGGACGCAATTCTATCAGTGTAGTGTAGTGGTAACACGTTGATCTCCAAAATCAAAATCCAGGGTTCGAGTCCTTGCACTGGTGCCAATTAGAGTGTTGACATTAGCAACTGCTTCGTCTATAATATAACAATAATGACGAGGACAGAATGGCAAAGTTGACAATCAAACAAGTGATGGACATGCAAGAGCATTTCATCAAAGCTGGTATTATGCGTGATCCTAATTCGTATAGTGCTGAAGAGTTGAAGTATCTTAATCCGAGAGTGCCGCCTGACTTCATTGATGATCATGTGGCTGTTCGGGACGGTAAAAAGAAAGAAAGCGATTGGCAGCGTATCCCGCTGAAGATCGAAGATTTATAAAATAACGGGCTGCTAGTGATAATGGGAGCACATCGCCTTTGCACGGCGAGGGTCAGGGTTCGATTCCCTGGCGGTCCACCAATTTTGATCTGACTACATACGCTTGAAACACCATCCGCTTGAGGTTGGAATAATGTTATCAAGATATGTCACGAATGTCAGACAGTCGACCAAATACTGTGAGGTCGACAACAGTTTGGGTGAGCGGCAACGACGGCGAGTTGCGGCGGACTGTAAATCCCCTGTCTAGTACTTAGTTGGTTCGAATCCAACCTCACCCACCAAATCTGTGGCACTCGCATGACCGTCCCGATTGTAAGAGCAAAGGTCGTTAATATTGCCGCCACAACAAAGTTATCCAGTATTCTAGAACAGACTGGAGAGACCTCGCAAGACTATCAGAGGGGAATGCTTGCTAATATCGGATTGCCTACCTCAATAAGCGCATTGGGCTGAACCGATAAGGTGTAAAGAATATATTGGCTTGTAGCTTAGTGGTAAAGTGGGCGCTTGATAGGCGTCTGACGAGGGTTCGATTCCCTACTGGCCAACCATTCATTCGGGGATCGTCTAACGGTAGGACGATGGTTTTTGGTACCATCTATCTGGGTTCGAATCCTAGTCCCCGAGCCAACAATGAACCCTTAACTCAGTGGTTAGAGTAGCGGGCTTTTAATCCGTCTGTCCTGGGTTCGAATCCCAGAGGGTTCTCCAAATTAACCTTCGTTAGTGTAGCGGTCCAACATACCCGCCTTTCAAGCGTGGAGATCATCGGTTCAAATCCGATACGAAGGACCAATCAAGGAGTTATGATGTTCAAACTCACTTCATTATCTGCTATCGGAGCTAAGTCGTTGGCCAAGCAGTATGTGAGATTCGGTTACAAACTGGTCTCACAGGTTTATGACAAAAAGAAAGAAGTATACATTAGTACATTTAAGTAATATTGCGGGTTAGAGAAGTGGTCATCTCGCTTGGCTCATAACCAGGAAATCGTTTGTTCGAATCATTCACCCGCAACCAAACTCTACCACGGCCGGTGTACAACGGTCCGTCCAGCATCGATGATTAGTTTTCGGACTATAGACCAGCGGAAAATCGTGGAGAAGGTTCTGATGAAAGTGAAGGACCACCAATTCATGCCACTCTAGTCTAATGGCTAAGACGCAGGTCTGTGAAACCTGTTACGGCGGTTCGATTCCTCCGGGTGGTACCAATTACGTCCTCGAGGCGATTGTGAATACTAAAGGATCTTTGGTCGGCCGATCTTAGATACAAGTCGCAATCTCACATCGCAATGCTGCCAATAAACGTGCGGTAGATTCAATTCATTGCCGGGTCGTCTAACGGTAGGACGCATGACTCTGACTCATGCTATCGTGGTTCGAATCCATGCCTGGCAGCCAATACTATATAAGTTAATGGGACAGGAGTAAGATGGTTAATACGCAGGACTGCAAATCCTTGAGGTGCTGGTTCAAGTCCAGTCTGTCCCTCCAATAATGCATCCGTATCCCCCTTGGCTACGAACCAAGATAAAGGTAACTGGAAATGGTCGTAAGACTAATGCAGGTTCGAATCCTGTCGGGTGCTCCATCATTAGAGTATTGTGAGTGGACTGTAATTGACTGGGAACTCTCGCTAATCAATAAAGAAGTGGAGGCCGTAACCACTATAAGAAAACGGTGCGAATAATGGATAGTTGGTCGAGTGGTCTATGGCGCCGGTCCTGAAAACCGGAGGACCGAAAGGTTCCGTGGGTTCGAATCCTACACTATCCGCCATAAAACAAAAGGTGCTAAGTATGACTGAGAAAAACTGTGGCTGTGGTCGATCACCAACTGGTAAATGTATCGGTTGGCATAATTTGACGAATGAAAAGTATGAAGAGAAGAAGAAGCTTCTAACTGAATCAACAGAAAAGAAGCTTCTTCAAGAATGATTATACTACAGGTGCTGCTGGCGTATTAGCTGCAACAGCGTCAGCAAGAGCTTGAGCTTGTGCAGTGAACTGGTCAGCAAGAGCATCAACAGCAGCCTGGTCGTTTGAAACGGCCTTGATCTGTTCTGCTAGAGATACAATTAGAGTTACAGCGGCTGCGACTGCATTTGTTTCAGCAGTTAGAGCAACGGTTAGTGAGTCTAGATTTGCCATGATTGTTTTTTCCTTTAAGAGAATTAAGTTAAGACGATGAAGAATTAAATCGTTTTGTTCAATGATGGTGTCTAGTTTATAATGTAGTTTTTTAAAGAACATGTGTGCTTTCCTCCATCACATGCATATTTATTCTACCAAAGTACTCGGATGATGATAATATAGAAATTATTAAATAAAAGTAAATAAATGCTGCCTTGGTATAGCTGGTGCGTACATACGCCTGAAGAGCGTGGGGACTCTGTTCGATTCAGAGAGGCAGCACCATTAATGCGTCTTGGGAGGTGATGGGCATCTCGCCGGTCTCATAAGCCGGAAAAGGTAGTTCGATTCTACCATGACGCACCAATTCATAAATAGACATAGGAGGACATCCTATGTCAGATATAACAAGAGAACGAAGCCCCCACTGGCCGGCAGTTCAACATGCACACCTACAAATTGAGCCATTATGTCAAGCTTGCAGTACAGATCAAAATCTGAATGTGCATCATAAAAAACCATATCATCTATATCCCGATCTAGAATTAGAACCTACAAATTTGATTACCCTATGTATGGAAAATAAATGCCATATTCTAATAGGTCATGGAAATAATTTCAAACAATATAATCCAAATGTAGTAGAAGATGCGGCCACTATTAAAGCTAATACAAATCTCTTGACAGAAGTAGCAGAACGTGCTAAACTTAACAGACTAAGTGAGTAATGAAAAGGAATATACTATGAATAAGCTTTTGATGACCGTAGCTTTTGCTGCTCTATTAATTCCATTTGGAATAGCAAATGCAGGAACAATTCACAAGGACTGTAATCGGAATATAACAAATTCCAAGTTGCTTTATACTTCTTGTAAAGGCGGATTAACTAAGGATGTTAAGACTCCTAATATCAAGGAAGCTAAGACGCCTGATAAGCCTGATGATAATAATGATGATGATGATGATAATGGTGACGATGATGGTTCTGACGATAACTCCGGTGACAACGGTCACGGTGATGGTGATCATACTGATAATGGCGGTGATCATGGCGGAGATGGGAACGATAACTCGGGTGA